AACCTGGACCTGATGGGTCTGAAACGATATCGACAGTCGATAGTTTAAAGTCAGGCTGGACTTCCATTACACCATTTTTCTCTAGAAGAGAACCCATGCCTCGTGTAGATACACCAAGCTGACCGCCTGAGCTCATCAATCCCTTAGCTATTTCTCCCATTGGAGTTTCTGTTATTCTAGCTTTACCGACGTAGTAATCACCATCTTTTTTAAGCTCGGTGATTATGTGTGATACGCGATCAAGATTAATCGTTGGACCCTGTGGATGACCAAGTTCACCAAACGCTCTTTTAGCATTGATTACTTCTTTGATATATCTTCCAATTTCAGGAGCTATATGCTTTTCAGCGTAGTATCTACCATTCTTATTTGGTTTATTAAGAGCGATATATCTACCTTCGATATAGTGCTCTTTCTTACCAGCTTCATTTATCTCTGTAATGAAGCTTGTTTCTTCTACTAGTTCTGATATTAGTTTCATTTCTGTTCCTTAATACTTAAACGCTACTGGAACTGCTAACATATTAGCGCCAGTTAACGTGTCTGCTACGTTTTTTTGAACGACAACATATTGAGCATTCGAAACAGTCAGATTGGCATATTCTGATCCAGTACTATCTTTAAAGTGAAGCACAGCGGCCGCGCCGGTATTGATGACTCTTACCAGCGACGAATTAGCTACAGTGTTTGCTGTAGCAATTGATATCTCCGCACCCTGTGGTTTAATTATCATAATACTCTCCCCGCATCGTCAGCTACACCACTGTCTGTTTTAGCTGGCATAATTTGACCATCTTCTTTTTTAATCTTCTTTTTCTTACCACCCTCGAGCATAGGCTCTGCAGCGTCTTCTTTTACAGAACGCTTCTTAGAGTAGTATGCTGCGAGAGCTTGTTTTTGACGCTCTTTCTTAGATTTACCAGCAAACTTAGGATTATCTGAATGAACGAAGTCGTGAATCCACTTTGAAGCTGGATCTTTAGATGTTAATACTTCGTCGATCTGAACGTCTTCTTTTGCAGTCGTTTTAATCATCTTTTGTCTCTGCGCGACGAAAGCGTGAGCTTTGTCTCTTAGAGTTTTGTTAGCAACCATACCGGTTTCGGTCTTACCGGTCTTATGAATAAGGTGCATACGGTCGCTGTGCGCTTTACGATCAGCTATAGATTCATCTACACTGACTTCTTCATCAACTTTTTTATCAAGCAGTAGATTCTTGCTCTTGCCAGTAGTACCAGAACAGTCGTCTAGTCCGTGCATTGGACATTTAGTTCCAGCTGGTGACTCATTGCATGCAGCTGCTTCATTTACTTTCATCGCGTCTTTTAGATCTTTATAACCTAAATGTTTATTTTTAGGATCAGACAGCGACGGCTTCTGCTTAGCTCCCGCAAAAACGTCAGGACCATTACCTGCTCTACTAGCATGCTTTTCTGTTTTATGAATTGATACGAACTCTTGATCGTCCGGTGCTTTTGGTTTGTAGTCCACACCAGGTTCAACGCCTGTAGAACCTGGTTCAACAGTTGACTTCTTAACGCCTTCTAGACGTTTATCTTCTAAAATGACCTTAAGATGCTTTGCCATTCTTATTCTTCCTCTGGTTCTCCGACTTCAACGTTATTAAACATTGAAGCTGCAATTTCTTGTTTTCTATCCTCTACTGCACCTCTGATTCTGTCTAATAACAATGAGTTAAACGTGTTCTCAAACTCAATTGGTTGCTGTTCAGAAGCATTAGAGATTAAATCTTGTATAGTATATTTATCGAGATCAGACATTTAATTTCTCCAATTATTGACCACCAGTTGCTGCTGATTTAGGTAGACCGATTGATTGCACAATATCTTGATTTTTTGCTAGCAATTGGACAGCGGCTTTATATTTTGATTCATCTTGCATAGAACGATTTGTTTTACCTTTTTCTTTCATCTGTTTAACGAATATAAGAGCGTTTCTAATTTCTTCCATCTTTTTACTGTCTTCAGGAGACTGATCTTCATCACCTTGTTGTTGCTCATCTTGAGCCTGCTGCATCTGCTGGTTTTGCATATCCATCTGTTGTTGCATTTGGACATTCTGCTCGATAGCTGGATTTAACCATCTTGGCTCTTGTGAATTATCTTCTTTCTTTATCTGCTTATCTTCTTCTTTAATATCTTCATCAGACTGCATAAGGACGTTCTTGCGTACCCACTCGTGCGAATAGTATTTACCAGTAACTTCCTGCATAGACACCGCTAGTTGAACTCTGTTTTGAGTTATCTCTGCGTTCTTTAATTCTGTGAAGTAATTATCTTTAGCATAGTCGAATTTAATAAGATTAGCAATCTTATGCCAATCTTCTACTGTCATAATACCTTTGAGCACAAGTTGCTTTTCTAACATCTTAAGGAATAATAGAGTAAATTTAGCTCTTAATCTAATAACAAATCTAGCAAATTTTAATTCATCGCGTGTAATTTCAGTAGCACGACCTAATGAAAATAATGCATCTGAATTAAGTCTAGATACTGGAACATTGAGACAGTTTAAGAATTTCTTTTGAAAGTATAGAACATCATCCATCTGACCTAATGTTTGACCACCAGGAAGTGTTGTTACTTCAGTTCCACGCCCGCCTTCTCTTCTTGGGAGCCAGTAGTCTTCAAGCATAGTCATAAACTTACGATCGTCTCTTACTTCACCGGTATTGCCGTCGTATATAAGTCTGTTCTTATGTTTAACCATAATATCGCGAACGTACTGCTCAGCCTTCATCTTTGGTAGATTACCAACATCAATGTACCAGATACGACGTTCAGGAGCGCGCGATAGTCTATAAATTACTAACGCATCTTCTAGCGTGCGAAGCTGATTTAGCGCTTTAATAGCTTTATGAAGATAAGAAAGAACCATTGTTCCTTGGTTATCAGTAAGACCAGAAACGATATGTAGAATAGAATCTTTAGCGATCTTTAAACCGGTTGTTGATGGACCTACGACTTTATTACCATAGTTAAAACCTTTATCATTAAAGATAAAGTATTCATTGACTACTTTAGAAATTGATGCATCACCAGGATTTTCTGAAGCGACTCTTTTCTTTGAAATTTCTCTAACTTTACGGATCTTACGAGGATCGATATATCTTACTTCTTTAATACCAGCTTTGATATCTTTTGGATCCACAATAACATGATAATATAATCTTCCATCCACGTACCAACGACGAAATATCTCATATGCATGATTTTTAAAATCTAAAATCTTTAGACAATTATTGAATTCATCAGTGATTGCATTTTTAACATTCTCTGAGAGCTGGATATCATCTAAATCAATAGTGACAATATCATCGTCGTCAATAGATATAGATTCATTGATAATCTCATCGACTGCAGCATCACACTCTGGATGGAGTGACATTTCACGATATTTTGTTACTAATTCTGCTTCTGTTCGAACAGTACCATCAAGATCTACATATGTACCATATGCACCACCTGCAGCAATGACAACAGCTCCATCGTCTGACTCTTTAGGAGTAAATGATGGAATTGGATCTTGATCTTGAGTTTTGCGCTTGAATTCAAATCCGAATAAGGATACTGCCATTTAATTCTCCAAATACGAGGGGAGAATAACTCCCCTCTTGTCAAAGTATAAAAATATTTATATCTTAAGCTGGACCAAGTGGTCCGTCAGATACTGCACGATTACCATAAAGATTTACGCCACCAGCTTTAAATGCTGATGATTCAACATTTGGTAACCAATAATCATATGAGAAAGTTACAGCAAATTCTTCAACAGCGTTAGTTGAATTCCAATCGAGTGGAATAGCGTCAATGACTGTTGGGAAAGCACCGACTAAGTAGTATGATCTTAGCTCTGAACCATCTTTGCCATATTGGATGACTTCGATCTGTGTTTTATAAAGTTCACCATCTACAGCTGGATCGCGAACGTTAGCGACCATACGATTGATAGCGTTTGACCAAGCCTCAAACAACGAGCGAACAGCAAAATCTTCGTCGTTCATGATAGTCACGCGCCAGTCAGCAAAAGTTCTATCACCAGCTATTTTAATCTTTCTTCCAAAATAATGAACGTCGAAAGAAGCGATTTCTGAAGCTGGTAGCTCAGAAGCACGTGCTACAAAGCTAAACTTCTGAACTGATACGTTATCAATACCAATACCTGCAGGTGGAAATAATCTAATGTTGAATAGTGATGGTCTGGCACCACCGTATACCAGACCATTTGCTTTGAAGGCGTCTATATTAAATGGCATCTTTGTACTCCCTTAGAGTTTTATTTATTTATTAAAACTGGCCAACGACCTGAGAGAACTGAACACCAGTTCCAACAGCGATGAAGTTAAGCTGAATGAAGTTGATGCTTCTTGCTGGCTTAATATAGATATCGCCCACGAACTGATTTGAATCAATTATCTGAGGAGTATTGTTAGTCTCATCGCAGACTACTAAGAAGTCAGTGATACCACGACGACCTTGAATAGTTCTAAGATATGGAGTTACTAGATTCTTAAATTGAGCTCTAGTAAACGAATCGTTGAACTCGAATAGAGAGTATTTAGCAGCCTGAGATATCGCCTTTTCTAGGACAATGAATAGTCTGCGAACATTGATTCTATCGAATGCAGATGGTTTTGATTGTAGAGTCTTGTCACCGAATAGAACAGTACCTTGACCAGGGAAAGTTACTACAGGATTAATACCATTAACATATATAAGATCTCTATCAGTGCGTTTTGGATTATATGCTAGTTTAACAAGGTTCTTGATCTGACCGCGATTGAAACCAGCTGGTGACCACCAAGCGTCGTTAGTATGATCAGTTCTTGCCATTAGACCAGCAATATCGCCGTTTAATGGAAGCCAACGATAGATATCATTATAGCGATCATACTGATACTTATATCCAGAGTCTAGAACAGCGTATGAACTATCATGGATAGCGTTTCTCCAGTTAACAAGACCAGTTGACTGAAGACCATAGCTATTTAAAGTTATTGACTTATCAGGAGAGATTGCAACAACACAGTCTTTTCTGCTCTCAATTATGTTATCAATGATATAATTAGCTAGAAGATAATTAGTGATTGTTTGACCATTTACTACTGTAGTACCACCTAATGGACGACCCTGAAGAATGATTGAAATATCAACATCTTCTTTTGAAGCAAATTGATCATAACCTGTAGCAAGTGTTGATAGATCAACACTTCCTTCAGCAAGACCATCTGAACCAAGAGCAAACTGGTAATTACCAGGAGCTGATGATGATGATGATACTAGATTCATAGCGGTATTTGATGGAGCTAAACCTCTATCGTTTGCCCACCAGATATAAGCTGAATTCTGATTAAGAACATTAACATAGTAGTTAGTGCTGCCATCAGCAGTCTGGGCGTCAGTAGCTCTTGAAAGGCCTTTAAATGTTTCAAGAATAGTTCCAGGTGTACCTGTAAATAAGCCACCATTATCAACAACAACCACATGAAGCTCATCTTTAGCAGCAGTATTACCATTATACTGTTGCCAACGTGATTGACCTGGAGCAGTTCCAACTGCATTAAAGAATTCCCAATTTCTGCTAACAACATTAGAAGAATAATTTGAAGATAATCTATATGGAACTTGGAAATTCAATGTTACAGATGAACCAGTACCGTTTGTTGATACGTTAGAAACACTAGTAACCTGCATATATTGTAGGTTGATTGATGTATTACCAAACTGTAACTGATCACCGATCTGAATCTGTGATACGACATTAGCTGCGTAAACACCTGAAGTATCACCGATAAATGATAGAGCTGCTGCATTAGAACCAACAGCGATGACTACGTTACCAGTAATAACGTTATTTGGTGTAAGAGCAATGTTTGAAGAATAAGAAGTAGCGTTATCTACAACTGATACTCTAATAGAATTACCAATAGCGCCAGGATATTTTGCAATATACTGTACACCATTCTGGAAATTACCGGAAGAAATAGTAGTTTGATAATCAACTTCATTAGTGATAATCTGATTAACTAGATTAGAAACAAAAGTTCCTGATTCTAAACCAAGAGCAGAATAGTTAGTCTGTGGCCAACCAAATAAAGGTTAGCAGAAGTACTAGTATTTGCTGATGTTGATAATTGAATAGCAGTTGAGTTAATTACTTGTGTAACAGTCGTAGTTGCAGCTGCAGTAACAACGTTAGGATTAGCTGTTTGAGTAACATACATACCTGATGAGATGCCGCTAGTATTACCAGAAACGACAATAAAGATGTTATTGGAAACTGTGTTACTGACTGTATTAGCAAAGAAGCTCTGTGAGGCTACTGCGCCAGAAGTATTAGCTGCGCGAACCACATAAAGAGCGTCGGTATATGATAAGAAGTTAGCGGCAGTGAAGAATGTTTCTGCATTATAGTTAGTTGGATAACCAAATCTTTTAACAAGATTAGTTTCTGAATCGATTAGAACT